CTTGAGCGCCCGAAGGGCTCGGTTGTCGATCTGACGGTCGATAAGGGCAAGTATTTCAACACGATCCTCGATGACGTGATGGAAGTACAGTCCGACCTCAACAACCTGTCCATGTGGTCGGACGATGCGTCCGAGCAGATGAAGCTGGTCATCGACACCGAAGTCCTGACCTCGCTTCAGGGCAAGGCTGCCCCGGCCAACCGTGGCGTTGCCGCTGGTAAGGTGTCCGGTGACATCAACCTCGGCGCTACCAGCACCCCGCTGGTCGTCGTCGCTGACAATCCGGGTGCTGGTGAAGTGTCGGTCATCGACATGATCCTGCGTCTGGGTCAGGCACTGGACGAGCAGAACATCCCCGAGGCGGGACGCTGGATTTTGCTTCCGGCATGGGTTTCGACCCGCGTGAAGATGAGCGAACTGCGGCAGGCGTTCCTGTCCGGTGATGCAGTCTCCATGCTCCGCAACGGACGTATCGGCATGATCGACCGCTTCATGGTCTACGTGTCGAACCTGCTTCCGAACGGCGTTCTCGGTGGCCTCGCTGCCGGTGAGACGGCGATCTACGCAGGACACGCCCACGCCCTGACGTTCGCCTCGCAGATCAACAACGTGGAGACGATGCGTTCCGAACTGACGTTCGGCAACATCCTTCGCGGCCTTCAGGTCTACGGCTATAACGTCATCGACGGCACCGCGCTCGCGCAGGCTGTCATCACCAAGGGCTAAGTCGTCCCTCCCAAGGGTGACAGCAGAGAGAGGGAGGCCATTGCGCCTCCCTTTTTCGTGTGCTATTGATCGTTACCTCCCAAGGTAACCATAGGATGCCCCCGGTGAACACAATCGCAGACTACATCGAGGCAGTCCGTACCCTGCTTCAAGACGAGATGGAGCCATACCGCTACAGCGACAAGCAGCTAAAGCTGGGCCTCACGCTGGGTATGTCAGAGGCGTACCGTCTTCGCCCCGATCTCTTTCTCCGCAAAGACCTCCCGAATTACAATAACGCCGATCTGGACACTGTGGTGGACGTATCCCCCGGCTACCAGTCGGCGTTCATGTACTACATGGCAGGGCACGCCCAGCTTTCGGACAGCGAAGATGTCACCGACAACCGGGCGTCGATCTTCCTTGGTAAGTTCACAAGTCAGCTTCTGACCCCGGCTTCGTAAAGGCGACATCATGGCGACCCCATTCGACAGGCTTATCGAAACCGTGAGCATGAGCTTGCCCGGTGCTTCTGCTACAGCGATTAAGCAGGAGCTTTTTGACGTGTGCTTGGAGTTCTTCAAGAAGTCTGACGCATGGCGTGAGGACATTACCTTCGAGGTAAAGCCCTACCAGACCGACGCATACATCGCTCCGTTCGCTGGCCGCATCAACCGGCTGATGTTCGTTACCACCCGACCGGCTCTAGGATCGTCAGGGGAGCCCGTGGAGAGGGGTTTGCCTGTCAGGGGTGCCTACCTACCGGACCCCTCCACGATCCGCGTCAGGGTGGCCCCCACGGCCCTTGAGGGCTATATCGCCAACGTGTCCCTCACCGTCAACGACCCGACCACGCGGGATGCCCTGCCAATCGTGCCTGCCGATCTCATCGAGCGGTACTATGCGGAGCTTCAGAGTGGGCTGCTCGCTCGCATGATGGCCCAGCCATCGAAACCATACACGAATGTGTCCCTCGCCTCGTACCACCTTCGGGCGTTTAGCGGTGCCACAAGTCGTGCACGGAATGAGGTAGCAGAAGGCTACCTTGCCGGTGGGCAGGCATGGCGCTTCCCCAGCAACTTCACTCGCTCATAAGGAATTGACATGTCCATTGATTACAGCCTCGCGCTGAAAAACACGCGAATGCAGGCAGTCGTCTCCGCTATTGGCGCTGGCGGCAAACTGGTTATCGGTACGTCCTCGCTGAATGGCGCGGCAGCCGGTGTGCTTGCAACCGCCAACCTCCCGAACCCGGCTGCTACCGTGGCAAACGGCGTGATGACGTTCGCGGGTACCCCGATCACGACGACCGCCGCTGCAACCGGCACCGCTGCCAAGGCGGAAGTCCGCAACAGCGCCGGGGATGTCCTCGTCAGTGGCCTCACGGTGGGCACCGCTGGCACGGATGTCATCATCAACGCCACGGCCATCTCGGTCGGCCAGAGCATCCAGCTTACCGTGGGTACGTTCACCCACTCGTAATGCCCAGACGAGTGGTGTTAAGTAGATGAAGCACGTCAATCCAGCTTTCTTCGGCTTTAACGACGAAGCCTTTCTGGCTGTCGAGAACCTGTACGTTCAGGTCAACTCGACGGAAGCGAAGGACGTTGCTTCATTTACGCTGACTACCACGCTTCTGTATACCTTGGAGGTAACAGAGGCGAAGGACGTTGCCAGCTTCGCAGTCACCTCGCAGACCAGCGCCTCCATAGCGGCGACCGAGGCGAAAGACGTTGCCAGCATCCAGATCAACGTGGTGGCTTCCGCGTCACTCGCTGCCGTCGAAGCCAAGGACGTAGCATCGTTTGAAGTAACGGCGCTCACGTTACTTGCACTCAACGTAGCAGAAGCCAAGGACATCGCATCACTGGTGCTGGAAACCCCAGCAACACTGGTGATGAATGCTGTAGAAGCAAAGGACGTTGCCAGCGTCGGTGTGAGTGCGCTAACTAAAGCGACCATCGGCGCAGTAGAGACAAAGGACACGGCAAGTGCTTCCCTAGTCTCCACGACATACGTTACCTTCGGGGTAACAGAAGCCAAGGACAAAGCATTCGTCAAGACGTTCGCCTACTCGGTGGACGATCTGGTTACTGCCATAGTTACTGTGCCATCAGAGCAGCGCACAATATACCCGCTGGTTGACGAGCGGGTGATCTATGTCATGCAAGAACTGACCACGGCGCTGGTGCCCCAAGAGATCAGGACAATCGGTATCGACCACGAGGATAGGTTCCTCGTTGTGCCATCCGATGCTACAGGAGACGAATATGCGACTTGGTAGGTTCCTCAAGTCTCCCGGCGACGTAAAACGATACACTGTCGATTACGTTGACTGGGTGGACGACGACGAAACAGTCCTCACGGTGCAGGGTACCACACCCCCCAACATCGGGGCATTCGAGGTCAGTGCGTTCGGCGTCAACCCGGATGCAAAATCGGTGTTCTTCTATGTGAGCGGCGGCATTGACGGGAAGGAATATCCTGTCATGCTGACAATCACGACGAGCAAGGCACAGATCAAAGAGGACAGCGTTACCTTCATGGTAACAATCGACGGTAGGGCACGATGACCGCAACAGTCAAACACAAGTTCGTATCTCCGAAGGGGGATAGCGCAGACCCCACCATCGTCCAGCCATCCAACTGGAACGATGACCATACTGTTACACTCGATCCATTGGCCGGCACACGCAATAAGGTCATTAATGGCCTGTTCAATATCTGGCAAAGGAAGACAGACTTTCCTTCGGCTACAGGTGTTCGGTATTCAGCCGACCGTTGGAGGCTCGCCGGTATCGGCTCCCAAATTGGCCTCGTCGGGAGCAATTCTAACGGACTTTACTCGGATATGGGTGTCGGAGGTGAACTCCCAATATTCTCATTCACATCTGTGGCCGGTAACAACAATAACGCTTTTGTGGATCAGGCTATTGAGGGTGTCCACACCCTTTCTGGCAAACAAGCAACCTTGACATTTAGCGCCCGGCGTTGGTCGGGTACGGCTACCAAGATTGGCTGGCAGGTTTTCCAGTATTTCGGAAATGGTGGGAGCCCAAGCCCTATCGTAGTTGTGGCATCCGGTGTGGAGACTTTCACATCGACCATGAAGCAGGTTAAAAATACGTTTTTTGTCCCTAGCGTTGAAGGGAAGTCTTTCGGGACCAACGGCGACAACGCTTTGTATATCCGGTTTTATTTTGACGCAGGCTCTACAGCCCAGTCATTTGGAACACCCGCAGTTGGGCGGCAATCTGGGTCGATGGCATTTACAAAGGTGTCACTGGTTGAAGGCGATGCTACAGGGGAAGATGACCCATTCCCCAAGCGCCACATCCAACTGGAATACATCCTCTGCTGCCGGTACTACCAGCGTGCACGTTTCAGTGTCCGGTTGAGGACTTCCACCATCGCTAATGATTACATTGCTGCCCATTTGAATTTTCCAGAGATGAGGGCTCCACCGGCTTTGAGTGTGATTTATACTGGCGTGATGGGCAACATTCAGGTAGGGCCATCACTATGGGTAGCTGAAACCAACGGCGTTACAATCGACATGATTGCCACCTCTGCCAACACAGACACGTATGTTCTCAACCGTAACTACGGCCTTGATGCGGAATACTAAACCATGATTGAAAATGTGAGCTACACGGCAAATGGCACCATCAACGCCACGATTGATGGCGAGGATTATATGATCCCAGACCTGCCCGGTAACAGGTTTCGGAGTATGATCGCAGAATGGGAAGCGGAGGGTAATACTATCGCACCATACGAACCTCCCGCATCTCCAAAAGTGGTGGAGGTATCCCGCCGCCAGTTTATGATGCAGCTTGAGCTTAGTGGGCTCAAAGAGCAGGTTGACGGGTGGGTGGCGGCGCAGCCCCCCATTGTGCAGATTGCCTACAGAGAGAGTGCCACCTTCCGGCGTGACGAACCGATGCTGATTGAGGGCTTTCAGGGCCTCAACTTCACGGAAAGCGAGATCGACGCTTTCTATTCCGAAGCCAGTAAGATATAAGGTTACCTCACGGGGTAACAGGAGGCCCATCACATGTCGATTAAGACCGCACATAAATTTGTGTCGCAGAAGCCAGACAGTGTAGACGACACGATTATCCGTCCATCCAACTGGAATGACAACCACGTCATCACGCTTCTGTCTGGGAAGCTGATGGGGCGTCAGTCTCCGGGTGAAGGCCCTGTCGAGGAAATCAATATCAGCCAGTTCGCCACGGAAGCGAACGCAATCATTCGCCAGAATGCAGCACTCGACGCCGCATCCGCCGCGCAGAATACAGCGAATGCCGCCCTGCCGAAAGTGGGTGGTAACCTTACCGGGCCGCTCGTGATCGGGTTTAATAGCCCGTATTTCGATATTGTGTATGGCGGTGTTATTCGTTGGCGCGTAATTATTGATAACTCGCGGAACTTTATTTTCCGTGATGGCGACACCGGAGATAACAAAATATACTTCGGTAGTGAGGGCTCCATCTACTCGAAGCAGATGGGTGATCTTTACACCTTCATCCGTGCACAGGCTTTGGAGTTTGCAAATAACCGCGTTGCTGCCATGGCTATCCGCCGCACTGGGCAGTCGTATGTGAACCAAGGGGGTGGTTATGTCACCCCAGACGGCGCTGTGGTAACAGGGTATAACCGTGGCGGTACCAATTCCGGTGACATGGCCGGGGTATATTTCCATTACCTACAGATGTATGACCCAGTTCGTGGATGGGTTGCAATGCAGGGCTAACCAAAGGGGCTGTTATGGAAATTGTTAATTTTGGGTTTTTCAACCGGGTAGATAATCCGGTTGAACCCGGCATCATATTCTTCGAGAACGAAGATGGGGATGATTGGTACGATCTTGTACGTCAAATGGTAGAATTGAAGCCAAACGGGTCGTTTGTTAGTTCTATCTATGGCGTCTGGGCAGCCACTGACGAAAAAGGTGTAGTGACACACGTAGAGGTGGACCCCACCCGTATCGTCCCTGATGGCAAGCATGTCCTTGGTATCAACGCGGACACCTCACAGGTGTCTAAAGGTATGCGGTGGGACGAAGGCTCTGCTACGTTACTCCCGCCGTTACCTGACGAGGTAGCAGTCCCGGCTTCCATCTCGGATCGCCAGTTCTTCCAAGCTCTGGCCTCCAGTGAATACAACATCATCAGCGAAGCGGACGCCCTCGCTGCCGTCAAGAGCGGCGAGATACCCGAACCGTTGCAGGCTGTGATTGACAAAATGCCTGCAAGTGATAAGTTCTCGGCCACCATGCTCCTGTCTGGGGCGACCGAGTTCCGTCGCGACAACCCGCTGACTAGCATCATCGGCCAGACCCAAGGCATGGATGATGAAGCCATCGACAACCTGTTCATCTTCGCAGCAAAGCTCTGATGGAAGAAACAATCGACTACTGCACGGGTTGGTTTGAAGGAATAGGTACCGCAGTGTGGAGCCAGTGCTGTGCACAGCAC